TCCCGAGGCGGCGCTGCGGCTCCCCACGGTGCTCGCCTGCATCCGCCTGCTCGCCGAGACGGCCTCGACGCTGCCCCTCAAGAGCTACCGCCGCTCGCCGGAGGGCCGGGAGCCCTTCGACGGACGGATCGCCCGCCTGCTCGAGCGCCCCTCCCCGGGCAACACCCAGGCCAACCTCGTCACCCAGGTGGTCGCCTCGCTCGCGGCCCGAGGGAACGGCTTCATCGGGAAGTTCCGCGGCGAGTCCGGCGAGGTCGAGCAGCTCGCGCTCATCCCCGCCTCCCACGTGGCCGTCGAGCTCGTGGGCGGCGCGCCCGTCTACACGGTCAGCGGAGCGCACGGCGTGACCTCCCACGACGCCGCGGACATCGTCCACCTCAAGCTCCTCTCCACGGACGCGATCACCGGCCTCAGCCCGCTGGGGCAGGCGAGAGAGGCCCTCGGGCTCGCGGCCGCCACGGACGAGACCGCCTCGAGCCTGTTCCGAAACCAGGCCAACCCGAAGGGCGTGCTCACGGTCGCCGGTGGGCCGGGCGAGGACGAGGCCCTCGAGAACCTGCGGGCGGGCTTCTCCGCCCGCCACGGCGGCTCACGCGGGGCCGGACGGGTTGCCGTGCTGACCGGCGACGTCAAGTTCACCGCGGTCTCGCTCACCCCGGCCGACGCCGAGCTGCTCGCCCAGCGCAAGTACTCAGCGACCGAGATCTGTCGCCTGCTGCGCGTGCCCCCGCACCTCGTGGCCGCCGCCCAGGACGGCGCGTCGATGACCTACAGCAACGTCGAGAGCGAGGGGCTCAACTTCCTGCGCTTCAGCCTCGAGCCCTACCTAGTGCTGCTTCAGCAGGCGCTCTCGGCCGACCGCGACCTCTGCCCTCCGAGCGTCTACTGCGAGTTCGTCCGCGACGCGCTCATGCGCCCCGATGCCGCCACCCGCGCGGCGGTCTTCGAGAAGGCGCTCAGCCCGGTCACCGGCTGGATGCGCAGGGACGAGATCCGAGCCCTCGAGAACCTGCCCGCCGAGCCGGCGGCCATCCCATCGATCACCGAGGAGTCCCATGCCTGAGACCGCCGCCCCTGAGAACCGCACCGCGACCGTGGACGTCGAGAACGTCCACACCGAAGGGCGCACGCTCCACGGCTTCGCCTGCGTCTACGGGGCGGAGTCCCGCGACCTCGGAGGCTTCACGGAGTCCATCGAGGCCGGTGCCTTCGCCGGCGTGCTGGCCGGCGAGCCCGACGTCTACCTGACGCTGAATCACGACCCCAGCAAGGTGCTCGCGAGGACAACGAGCGGCACGCTGCGCATCCGCGAGGAGGAACGGGGCGTCGCCTTCGAGGCCGACCTCGGCGACGGCCCCACGGCCCGAGACGTGCGGGACATGGTCAAGCGCGGCGACCTCAAGGGGGCGAGCTTCCGGTTCAAGGTCGCACCCGACGGCGAGCGCTGGGAGGGCGAGCGCCGCACGCTCACCCGCATCGGCCAGCTCGTGGACCTGAGCCTCGCCACCACGCCCGCCTACGACGGACCCGCAGTCGAGCTGCGGTCACTGCCCGAGAACACCGACACCGAGGAGGCCACCGTGCCTGAGACTCACCCCGGCGGCCTCCGAGTCGAGGACCGCACCGCAGCACCCGAGGGCGCAGAGACCCGGCTGAGCGCCACGCTGGGGCTCGAGGACCGCGTGGCTGACTGGGTGGCCCGGCGGCCGTCACGGTCCGCGTACAGCTCCGAGGAGCAGCGCGACTTCTCGCTCGGGCGGGCGATCAAGGGCATGGTCTCCGGCGACTGGACCGACGCCGAGCTCGAGCAGCGCGCGCTCGCCGAGGGCGCGGGATCGACGGGCGGGTTCCTGACGCCCGAGCCGCTCTCCGCACAGGTCATCGACCGGATCAGGAATCAGGCACAGGTGATGATGGCCGGGGCGCAGACCGTGCCGATGGAGAGCGACACGCTCTCGATCCCGCGCCTCGCCACCGGCATCCAGCCGGCGTGGAAGGTCGAGAACGCGGCCGTCGTCGAGTCCGACCCGGCCTTCGAGCGGGTGAGCTTCAAGGCGAACACCCTCGCCGTGCTCGTGAGGATGTCCTTCGAGCTCTTCGAGGACATGCCCCCCAGCTCGGCCGACTTGATCACGAACGAGATCACGCAAGCGCTCGCGCTCGAGCTCGACCGTGCCGCGCTGCGGGGTTCGGGCACCGCACCGGAGCCGCGCGGGGTGAGAAACCAGGCGGGCGTGACCGTCCAGTCGATGGGCACGAACGGGGCGACGCCGACCTACGACGCCCTGGTGGACGCCGTCTCCACGATCCAGGGGAAGAACCTCGCGCCGAACGCGGCCATCCACACATCGAGGACGGCGAAGACGTTCTCGAACCTCAAGGACACCACCGGCCAGCCGCTGATGATGCCGCCGCTGCTCGACGGCCTCTCGCAGCTCGTGTCGAACCAGGTCCCGGTGGATCTCACGGCGGGCACCTCCTCGGACGCGAGCGAGATCTACGTCGGCAGGTGGTCGGACTTGCTCGTCGGGGTGAGGCCGTCGGTCGGGGTGAGGATCCAGCAGCTCAACGAGCGCTTCGCCGATCAGATGCAGATCGGACTCCTGGCCTACCTGCGAGCCGACGTGCAGCTCGCCCGGCCCGAGTCGTTCGTCGTGATCAGCGGGGTGCGGCCATGAAGCTCGTGATCGAGAAGGGCCAGCGCCTCAAGGTCGGGGAGGAGTGGAAGACGGAGGGCCAGACGGTCACCGTCGAGGACGCCTACAAGGCCGCCGTGCTCATCGAGTCCGGCGTCGCCCGCGAGAAGTGAGGGAGCCGCCTCGAGGACTGCCGCCTCGCCTCGCCCGCTTGTGGGCGCACCGCGTGGCGCAGGCGGCCAACCGGCGCGGTGCCGGGGAGTACTGGAACGCGCCCGAGCGCCCGGGTCACGCCCGCTATGCCCAGCCGCGGCCGGGCGCCCTTCGGGCGGGGGCGAACCCGTCGGACACGACCCCGGTCCGGCTCGCGGCGAAGGGGGCGGCGCCTAAGGGAGGGCGGACGGTGAGCAAGTCGCAGCAGCGTCTCGGCTTCGCGATGGGCTACCCGTGGGCGCACCCGGCCGCACGGCGCGGGCCGGCGTACCAGGCGCTCCCCGAGCACAAGCGCAAGAGGGGGCGCTGATGGGCGCCTATGCCACCGGGGAGGAGGTCGCCGCCTACCTGAGCGACAACCCGGACCTCGACCTTCCGCCCGGCGTGGACGAGGACGGGGAGGCGATCCCATCCTCGGAGCTCGAGCGCCTGATCGCGCACGCCGAGCGCGACGTGGACCGCGCCATCGGCGGCCCGCCGGTTCTCCTCGCCACCGGCCTACGGCTCGACCCCACGGCCCTCTCTGCGGCTCAGAGAGGGGCGCTCGCGAGGGCGGTGGGGGCGGCGGTCGAGTACAGGCTCTCCATCGACTCAGAGGCTCTCGTGGGGGCCGACGACTACGTGCCCTCGGAGGTCTCCATCATCAACCGAGCTGGCCGCCCACCGGGACCGCGCGTGGCCGAGGAGATGAGCGGCTACGGCCTCATCCGGCGCTCGGGATGCGCCCTCCCCGATCCGCCGCCGCTGCTTCCTTGAGCGCGCGCGGCCTGCTCGCGAGCGAGTTCGGCTCGCCGCCCGAGCAGCTCCGCATCGAACTTGCTCGGATGAAGGCCGGGCGGGTCAGCTTCGATCGCGCGTGGGAGATCGGGCTTCGGAACGTCGTCTGGGGGTGCGGCCCCGAGCGCGCGGCGTGGTACGCAGTCCTACTCGGGACCCGCCCGGCCTTCGAGGCCGCCTACGTGGACGCTCCCGCGAGCCCGGCGGCGGCGCTGGCCGGGCTCGACGGGCTCCTGGCGGTGGCGTAGTGGCGCCGCCGCCGCTCGTAGCCCTCGGCGAGCGCTACGGCTCCCTGACGGTGCTGTGGCTCGAGACCAAGCGCCGGAGGCGGAACAGGGTCTATCGCTGTCGCTGCGACTGCGGGGAGCGGGTGTCCGTCACGAGCATCGACCTCCGGCAGGCCAACGTGCGGTCATGCGGCTGCCGCCGGGTCGAGGTGGCGCGACGGCTCGGCCGGGAGCACGGGGCGCGGAACATCGCACTCGTGAACGCGCGCTAGGCGTGCCGGTCGCCGACCCGCCCGTCTCCGCGCCCTTCTCCCCCGGCTACCGCGGCTTCCTTCGCTTCGCGGAGGCCGTGGGGCTGCGTCTCGAGCCCTTCCAGCGCAAGATCGCGCGCACCCTGTTCGCAGGGCAGCGGGAGACGCTCGTCCTGCTTCCGCGGGGCAACGGTAAGAGCACGTTGCTCGGGGCCGTGGCGGTTCACCACCTGCTCACCGTTGACCGTGCGGCGATCTACGTGGCCGCCGCCTCCCGCGATCAGGCCCGCGTGGTCTTCGAGTACGCGCGGGACTTCGCCACCCACCGGGCAGTGGCCGAGTCGGTGGTGGTGCGCCACCTCGAGCTGCGCGCGCCCGGTCGCGGGCACCTGCGGGTGCTGGCGAGTGACGCCGCGCTGCTCCACGGGTTGACGCCTTCACTCGCCATCGTGGACGAGCTCCACAGCTTCCGGGATGACTCGGTCTACCTGGCCCTGCGTACGGCGATGTTGAAGCGCCCGGACGCGCGCATGGGCGTGGTGAGCACTGCCGGCCAAGGCGCGGATACCCCGCTAGGACGCCTACGGGCGCGAGCGCTGGCCCTTCCCGAGGTCCGCCGCAGCGGGCCCCTCACCGAGGCCGTGGGGCCGGGGCTCGCCATGCTCGAGTGGTCAGCTCACGAGGACGCGGACGTGGAGGATCCCGCCGTCGCGAAGGCGGTGAACCCGGCGAGCTGGTTGCGGGCTAGCGACCTGGCCGAACAGCGGGCGGCGGTGCCGGATTCGGCCTTTCGACGCTTCCACTTAGGACAGTGGGTCGCGCGTGAGGGCTCGTGGTTGCCGGCGGGCGCATGGCAGAGGTGCGTCGGGGAGCCGAGCTTCGAGGACGGCGAGCAGGTGACGGTCGGCGTGGACGTCGGAGGCGAGCGGAGCGCGAGCGCGGTGGTCTGGGTGAACTCGGCCCTCCACGTGGGCTGCGCGATCTTCCACGGGGACGAGGGCGTGCTCGAGTGCGTGGACCTCGTGCGCGAGCTCGCCGGGCGCTACCGCGTGTCGGAGGTCGCCTTCGACCCGTGGAGGTTCGCGCAGGCCGCCCAGGAGCTCGAGCGCGAGCGGATGACGGTCGTGGCCTTCCCTCAGAGCGACTCGAGGATGATCCCGGCCTCCGACCGGCTCTATCGCGCGGTCGTCGAGAAGAGGCTCACCCTGCCCCCCGACCCCGAGTTCGCGCGGCACGCCGCCGATGGCGTGGCCCGGCACGGACGGCGAGGATGGCGCATCGACAAGGCGGAGCGGAGCACGAACGTGGACGCCGTGGTGGCGCTGGCGATGGCGGTCGAGAGGGCCGAGGCGCGGCCTGAGCCCGCGCGTGTTCTCGGCTGGCTGTAGCTAGCAGTCTGGGCTAGCACCCCCTCGCGCGTGCTAGCGGGCGTTAGCTGAGGGAGCGGCTCGGAGGCTGTTTTTCCGCAGCGCCTTGGGCGCATACTGCTACCCACCGAGGGTCAAAAACCGACCTTCCCGCGCTGAGTGCTAGCTGAAATCGTGCTAGCACCCCCCACGTGCTAGCTCCTGGGCGTCTAACCAGCTAGCGCCTCCACCGCACGATGGCAGCCGCGGCACAGGGCCCGCCCATTGCTCGGATCATGCGAGCCACCCTCCCGAAGCCCCACGAGATGATGGGCCTCGAGCCCCCGCCTCGACCCGCACCCCTCGCACTGCCAGCCCGCGCGTTCGAGCACGGCACTGCGGAAGCGGGCGGACGCCGCACCACCACCTCGACCGGGCGTTGACCGAGAGCCCCCGCACCTTCGGCACCTGCTCCCCGCACGCGTGAGGCGCGAGCACGAGAGGCACGGACGGCGAGTCAACGGACTAGCCCTCTGCGATTTTGCCGCGTTGTGCGGGGAGTTCCGATGCTCCACCCTCCGCGAGTGAGGTGTTTAGCCGTACCCTGGAATGAGAGCGACCCGGGCCTCCCTTTGTATCGGAGCATCCCGGGCCGCCGAGGAGGAAGGGGCCCGGGACGCCGGGCCTCTTCGCATTTCGGAGGGTACGTGACACGGGCACAGCCCGTCGGCCAACATGCCGCTCCTTCCGAGGGAATCTTCTTAGCGTCAGTCACGGCCGAGCTAGGCCCTCGACGCCTCGACCGCCGCCTGGAGGACCGCATCCCGCGCATCGAGCTCGGCCTGGATCTCGGCCAAGCCGAAGGCGAGTGAGGCCAACAGGGCGGTGCGGCGAGGGCCGGGATGGACCTCGTCGAGCACGGCTTGGCGGGCTGCCTGCGTTTGGGCCAACTCGAGCAGGTTCTCCGAGAGTGGGCGGCAGGGCAGGTGCATGCCCCGATCATCCCGCCATCGAAGGGTCCTCGACCATACGAGAGTCTCGACCTCGACTTCAGGTCGAGTCGGAAATGTCCACATCCGCCTGTGGCTTCTTCAGATTCGGTGGTTGGATGGTTAAGGACGGGTCACTAACGAACAGGAGATCATCGTGGACGACTTTCCCATCACGGTTCGATACGAGCGGCCAGTGGTTGCGCGGATCGACACGCAGGCCGCGTACTCCGGCAACAGCCGGAGCGGATGGTTGCGGCTGGCGGCAGCCCGCAGCGACAGCGAGATCACGCTCGAGGAGATCGAGGAGGTCAGGGGACGGGAGGGCGAGCTCCCCACGGAGATGGAGCGCACCCGGCAGGAGGCCGAGGAGACGCTCGCCCTCGTCAAGCGCGCAATGCGCCCGAAGCCGCTCCCCCTCTGATGCCGACGATGGATGGTGGGACGCTCGCCGAGCGCTGCCCACGTTGTAGTCAAGCGCTGAACCGACCGTTCGTCGCCGGGAGCCGCGCGACCGCCGAGCGTGACTGGGAGGTCTGCAGCCTGTGCGGCGAGCTCGAGGCGGAGCGGGACGCGCGAGGGCTCGGGCAGGTCCGGGTCGAGCACTGGCCCGTGTCCAGATCCTCGGCGAGGAGTTCCGGCTCCTCATGGACCGCTACCAGTCGAGTGAGATGCGAATCCACCTGATCAGCCCCTAGCCCGAGAACGGCAAGAGCCCGGCGGAGAACGTGCGCCGGGCTCGAGCCGATCCCCCCAACCAAGGAGAACGAGATGCGAACTGTACGACACACCACGGACGCCACGGAATGGCTGTTGAGTGGAGCCGAGCCCGACCCGGCCACCGCCGAGGAAGAGGTCGAGTTCGACCGCGATCGCGAGCGCGTTCGGGCGATGTGGTCGCGGGTCCCGAC